TGGAATAAACAAAGAACCAATAAAAACTCCAGATTCATCTGCAACTAATCTTGTATCCAAGATTGTTGCGATTGCTCTACTTGTTTGTCCAACCAATTGCATACTTTTTGCAACACTACCATAAAAACCAGATGATGCCTGCATTTCTAAACTTGCAGTATCTACATTCAATACTGTAGTTGTTGATGAGTATGAACTAGATAAAGAATTTTCTGGTAAATATGGATTTATTGAAAATGTTTCTGTTGGTGAATTGTATGGACCATATTTGTGATTTTGTTTTGCAAGTCTAAATCTAATACTTTTTGATCCTAAAGATCCAACTACTGTTTCACCATCAACAAAAGTTCCACTAGACATCGTAACTTCAATTAATTTTGGCACAACATACGAAGTCATATCAACATTATCAAAAAATGCATAAATTCTTGATGATGGTTTTAATCTTTTGGAAATGATTTCAATGTTTCTAGATCTCATTGTTGTTATGATTTCTCTAGAAATAATTTTATCTCCAAGATTTGTAGTATCAAATCTTTCAGTAACACCAAATTGAATTCCTTGTCTAGATTGATTTGTTGTTGTAGTTACTGTAGTTTCGGTCGTAGTTTCAAAATTATTTTGTGTTACTGCTACATCAGTCACCAATCTTCTTCCACCACCAGGATCAATAGTAAATGATTCAGTAGAACTTCCAGTAAATACTGGACCAGAAGATGAACTAGAAACATCTGTACCAGTCCAAGTAGTTTCCCAAGCACCCCAATCTATTGGAGAAAGACCAGTATTGCTATCTGTATTGGTAATTACCATCGATGCATTATAACTACCTTCAATATCATAAGTTCTTTCAGATCTTCTTGTATCAATCCAAGTATCACTTGATGGATTTAATTGAATTGAACCAATCCAGTTAATTACATTAAATGGATTTACATTTTCACTTCTTGTAGCAAATTGATTTTTTACATATTCAACCTCAGAATAATTTAAACAAACAACATCTCCAATTCTTTTTATATTTGGTGAACCCAAATCACTAACAAAACGCAAATCAGCATCTGGATTTGATGTTTGTCCAATTCCAATAACTGCCTCAGATCCCAAAAGTAAATCTATAGAAGTTGTATAATGTGTTGGTCTTAATGTTCCATTAGTAGTATCAACACTTGCTTTGTAATCACGATTTCTTATTTCTCCACCATTATAAGATCTAAAATTATCAACAAAGAAACCACATTTAAATCTATCTAATTTTGTTGTAGCATCTCTTATTGTTAAATTCTGTGTATCAGTTTCCAATAGAGACAATGATGTATAATACTCAACATTGGAAAGTCTATTTTCCAATCTAGAAATATCTTTCATCGTATATCGTTTATGCTGCACTAAAGATGTTGATGCATTTTCTGGTCTATTTAAATATGCAGGTAAACGAATTGTTGCTACTTCCAAACAAGAATCTAAATTATTTGGAACTTTTGGTTGAAGTGAAGGGACACCTCTATTTACAATAAATGAACCTTCTTTTGTTAAAAATAATCTATCAATTCTTGGTAGATAATAATCATAAGATAAGTTTATTGTTTTATTCTGTGCAAAGATATTCTGTGTGGAATTTTGACCAGTAAACAATCTTGATTCATATTCAAATGGTGATTTTGTACCAGAATATGGAGCAACTCTTGGTCTTAAATCAATAACATCACTCAGAGATATTCCGTCAACTAATGATATATCGTCTCCATACCTATCTTTATCATAAGAATTTACTCCAACAAAATCACCAGCATCGGATGAATCGATTGTATAATTATTGTAAATAATTGTAATCTGTTTTGTTGGTGCGGCAATTTGTGGTTTTCTAATAAGTCTTGAAAAATCAAGATATTCTGATCTTTGTCCTTCATCTAAAATAAAGTTAGTTCTAATATTTTTATCCCCAACTTGAATTATATCAACAATTCCAGAAATTTGAGATTCTTCGAAAGTAACAGTTTCACCAACAGAAAAAATATTTTCATTTAGATAAACAAATTTTACTTCATTTATTCCATCATTTGATACTAGACTTGCAACTGCTCCAGTATCTTTACCAACTATTCTCTCTCCTTTGATTGAATTTAAAATATTTGAATTCAATCCAATTATTGTGATTGCTGGTAATGTTGGTGTCGATGAAGAAGATGACTCAAAAATCCCAATAACTGATTCTACATCTGGAACATTTAACGAAATCTCATCATCTTCAACTCTTAATCCATAAACAGTACTAGTAGTTAATCCACTTATAGACGTAGAAACACCAGAAGAAGTTTTGTTGATTGTTAGACTAGAGCATCTATTGTATGACTTTTTACGAGTTTTTGTGTTTACTTTTTTAAGAGTAGCAGTCAATATTGCTGCACCTGAATTTACAGTAATATTTTGAATAGATATAGTTCTTCCACTTGGAACTAGTTTTTGATTGTCCAATACTGCTACAGTTCCATCAGCAAAAGTTAAATTATAATCTTCCTCGTCGAATGGTTCAAATGTTAATAATGTGTCTGTTTCTAATGTTGCACTCCAGGCACCATCACTAAATTCACCAGCAGTAATAGTATAAGATTTTTTGAATACTACATCAGAACCAGTTAAATCTAGATTTGAAACTTTTGAGTTATTTAAACGTGCGTATAAAAAGGCATTTTTCGTATTTAAAACATCCAAAGATACTACTTTGAAGTCATTTACAGTAATAGTTGAACCTGGAAGAGCACCAGAGCAAACACCAGAAACAGAGGTCGTTGCTACAATAGTTAAAGACTTTGAAGATCCACTAACAACAGAAACTTTATTATAAGTAGGTATACTTTCTCCTTGCTTTGTATATGATACAATATCACCTACATTAATTCCAACGTAAAAGTTTTGATTGGAAGTTGTTACTGTTCCGCCAGATGTGATGGTAAATTGAGTTCCTGGTTCCGCAACAGATAATGTTTTTGATAAAATTGGGTCAGCAGTAAATCCAGAAGAATATATCTGATGTACATTAGATAAAGAATAATCTTTTAATGATGTGATTGTGCGAGAAACATCTAAACCGTTGATTTTGATTTGCTCATTTGCTATAAATGACCCAGAAACTTGATATAAAGTTAAAGTAGTAGATGCTGATACATTACTAACCAAATAACCTTTAGCACCACTATTTTTCCCTTCAATGTATGCTGGAGCAGTTTGTGTTAAAGTGGTATTGATTGTTAGTGTTGTATATGTTTGAATATCGTAGAGAGAACTTTCAAATTGAGTTGAAGCATTTGAATATGCTACGTTTTTTAATTTTAAATCATAAAGTCTAGCAACTCCAATTTTTGTTCCAGAAGAAACTCCAACAGTTGATGTTCTATCACTATACAGACTTACTTGTGTTGTTAATCCAACTGCAATAGAACCAAAGACATTATTTAATAGAATTTGTCTTCCAACATTAAATGGAATTGATGTATTTTCTGCTCGTTCTGTTGTTCTTGGTTTTTCTATATCTACAATAGTATTACTAATTGTTTCAATCTCATATCCACGAACATAAGCTTTTCCTGGACTTATTGAGATACAAGCAAGATCTTTTGATGGAGTATTTCCTTGTTTAGTTTTTTGACTTGAATAATAAACTCCATTATTTCCAATTCTATCATTTAGTGATTCTTTTACTTGAATATCAAAAGGTCTCACATAATAATCACCAGATTCATCATAAGTTCTTCTTGCTAATTCATCTCTAATTAGATTGTAATCAGTTTTATCTACAAATTTTGTTAATCCACCATTTTCCACTCGCAATAATTCTACAAAATCCTGATCGTTAAAATCATCAATTTCTTTTTTGATTAAAGTTGTAGAGATTTTTAATCTATCAGCACCTGGAGCAGCATAATTTGAAAATCCTTGAGCATTATCAAATAAATCATTATAATTATTTGTTGCTACAGCAATTTCCTCATCAATTAAAAGACCAACACGATATGTTGGAGTATTTGCATATTGATCTAAGATTGCTACTTGTTTTGGAACGGTAATAAAGAATCCACGAACAAAATACACACCTTCTTCAATTTTTGCTGCTGAACCTTTACCAACAGAATCAGAAATAATTGAAGTCGCAAAAGATGTGTTTGTTCTAATTGAAGATAATGTATAATCAACGTCTTCTAATGAAATTAGATTTTCACCATCAACAAAAGTTTTACTTGTGAAATTTGTATCACTAGAACTCTTATATTTTACATATAATGTATAATTATTTTTTTCTGATTGTGTATTTGTAATATAATTTTCTACTACCGCAGTAACACCGCTAGTTTCCCCCTTTATACTTTTACCTACAAACTTATCGATATATGTTGATACAGGAATTCCCAAATGAGTATCATCAATTTGTACATAACTATATTCAGAGTCATATCCAATTTGACCTGGAATAACCATAGAACCTTCTTTGAAGAAGTGTTTCCCAAACTTTTCAACTTGATTTTGTAAAATTGATTGAAGAGTTGTTAATTCCCTTGCTTGAATTGGAGTTCCTGGTTTGAATAAAACTCTCTGATAACCCTTTGTTGCATCAAAGTCATCAAAGTATGGAGATACGTTTAAGTTGGTATTTTGAGGCATTTTTCTTTAGAACTCCAAAACGATTTTAATATCTTCTTTTTGACTTGCTGCTCTTGGTATTGGTGGTCTGTTGTCGATATAAATAATTTCACCAGACTTTTTATTGTATTCTGCAGATGCAATACCAGCAACAAAGTTGCTTCCCAGTTGATATGTCTTATTATTTATTACTGTACTAATACCAGTAAAAGAAGTATCAATACTCAATGGTGTTCCAGAAGCAGCACCATTTATTACCAAAGATGAACCAGTAGAACTAAAATCATTAATTTTATATCCAATACCAACTGTTGCTAGTCCAACTGGTTGATAATACTTCAAAATACCTGTTACATTGTTCCAAGAGGCAACAAATCCAATTGCAGTAGTTCCAGTACTAATTGTCTGGGTAATTGTAGAATCAACTGCATAAGTTGTTAAAGTTGTAGCAACACCAGTTAATTTTAGTGCTTTCAAAGCACTCACTTCTGCTATATCCAATGGTTCAACATCACTTGTTGTTTTTGTTGGATTTTTGATAATTCCAATTCTAGCAAAATCATTTCCAATAATAGTATCAGGGTTTGTCTCATCAGTATTGTAACGAGAATAAACTAAAACTCGATAAGCACCAAGTTCTCTGTAAATATCATACCCATGACCTCCTTTTGGTGGAATAATTACATCAAATTTAGCAATTGTTCCTTTATTTACTAATTCGTTTGGAATTCCTGGTGCTCCTGGTTCAAATTGAATAATTCCTTTGGTGTATCCAGTTCCACCATCAGTCACATAAGCATCTGAAACTTTTCCAAAAGAATCAACAACAACAGTTGCCTTTCCTCCA